GACTACAATCCTTCCGATGAATTCCACTGGATATACGACAAAATACTGCCACGGGAAGATTGCGAGTTTATACACTCTACATACTTAGACAATCCTTTCTTAGATGCAGAAACTATTAAAGAGATTGAAAGAATGAAAGAAGAAGATGAGAACTACTGGAGGATATTTGGATTAGGAGAAAGAGGTATATCAACGGAGAAAGTTTACTCTAATTGGGACTTAGTAGATAAGATGCCTGATGGAGTAGATATCGTATACGGATTAGATTTTGGATATAATAATGAATCGGCTCTTGTTAAAGTAGGTATTAAAGAGAAGGACCTATACCTTGAAGAATTGATTTACCAGAAATATCTAACTAACTCAGACCTCATAGAAAAAATAAAACAACTACAAATAAAAGGATTGATATACGCAGATTCGGCAGAACCTCAAAGAATAAGAGAAATGATACGAGAAGGTATAGCGGTAAGACCAGCAATAAAAGATGTAAAAAATGGAATTGATTTTATAAAGACATTCAAGATACACATATTAAAACAATCAGTAGGTATACAAAAAGAAATAAGAAGCTATTCTTGGAAAACAGATAAAGATGGTAGAGTTTTAGATGAACCTGTTAAAATAGGAGACCATTTGTTAGACAGCACAAGATATGCAGTTTATACCTATCTTAAAAAGCCAGCTCCTTCTATTACTTGGGTAGGATAGAACTTGACAGGATTTTTCTTAGATGATAAAATAAATTAAATTAAATGGGGATACTCAGCAGCATAAAAAAATTATTTCAGAAAAGTGAAACAGGATATTTATCAGGTAATTCTTTAGGTTTAGTTGAAAGATTAATAGGGGAGAATTGGACTGACCAGAAGAACATTTCAGCTTACGGAAAATCACTCTATGTTTATGCTTGTGTTAGTAAGATAGCAGAAAAAGTAGCAAGTATAGACTTCAAACTAAATAAGATTATAAACGCAAACGGAGATACTGAGGAAGTAAAAAGCCACGAGATATTAGATTTACTCTACAAGTGGAACCCATATTTTACTAAAGAGGAAGCGATAGAAATTGACACCATTAACAGAAAGTTAACTGGTGATTCTTTTATTTACAAAGTAAGAAACAACGCAGGACAAGTAGTAGAACTATGGAATATCAGACCCGATAGAGTTAACATAATTAGCAATAAAGGAGAATATATTTCTTACTATGAAATTATGAACGATGATGGGACAAGAGAAAGAGTAGAGGTTTCAGAAATGATACATATTAAAGCACCATCGCCACTAAGCGAGCATTTTGGAATGTCTCCACTATCCTCAGCAGGCAATAGAGTTCAAGTAGAAGAGTATGCGATAAAACATCAGGGAGATATGTTCCTTAATAGTGCGAGACCTGATGGATTATTAACAACAGACGAGCCATTAACCGCAGAACAAAGACAAGAATTAAGCGATGACTTCAATAAAAGACATAGAGGATTAGGAAAGAATAGTAAATTAGCAGTATTAGATTCAGGATTAAAATACCAGCAGATTAGTTTATCTCCAAGAGAGATGGACTTTATAGAATCATTAAAAGCAACACGAGATGATATTTTAATAGCATTCAAAGTGCCAAAGCCAATTGTGGCTGTATTAGATGACGTCAATCGCGCCAATTGTTATTCAGAAGATACAGAAGTATTAACTGAAAATGGATGGAAAAAGTATTTTGAAGTTGGTGAAGAAAAGATAGCAACTGTAAATCCTCAAAATAACAAGATTGAATATCATTTGCCAACAAATAGATTCATTTATGATTATGATGGGGAGATGGTTAATATAGAGACAAGAAATACTTCTATATTAGTTACTCCAAATCATAAAATGTGGAGAAGAACAGATAAACGAGAGGAATATGAATTAGTGGAAGCAAAAGATTTAGAGAATTCACAAATTAAGTTTAAGGCAAGCGTTGATTATGATGGCGATGAATTAAAAGAGTTTATTATTCCAGCAACGAAAAAAGTATTAGGAAGCAATAATTTAACACAAGATCAAGAAATTAAAGTTAATGCTGATGATTTCATAGAATATCTTGGTTATTTCTTATCAGAAGGTGGACTATTAAAAGAAACATCTCCTAATTTTAGATATGTTCATACTATATCACAGAAGGAAGGAGAAAAAACAGATAAAATTAGAGAATGTTTAGATAAACTACCTTTTTCTAAAACAGAGTATATTGGAAAAGATGGGGTTGTTAGATGGAACATTTATGGTAAATCATTAAATAGTTGGTTAAGAGAAAATTGTGGAGATGGTTGTGATAATAAAAGAATACCAAAAGAATTCAAAAACTTATCAAAAAGACAATTAAGGATTTTATTTGATGCAATGATGCTTGGTGATGGAAGTTGGAATAAGATGGAGAATAGAAATAGTGGTTATTATTCAAGCACATCATCTTGTTTAGCTGATGATGTGCTTGAAATAGCATTAAAAATAGGATATAATGCTGCTAAGGCAGTATCTTATCAGGCAAATGGCAATAGGAAAACCTGTTATATAGTCCATATATCAGAAAGAAAAGAATATGATATTAGAAAAAGTGGAGAAAGACAAAGCATAAGAAATGTTAATTACAGCGGAATTGTATGGTGTTTTGAAGTTCCTAATCATATCTTCATAACAAGGAGAAATGGAAAAATATCAATTCACGGCAATTCAGAAACAGCACAAGAGATATTTTTATCAGAAACAATTGTTCCAGAGATGAATAAATTAGTTAACAAACTAAACGAGGCGTTGATTATTCCAGAGTGGGGAGAAGAATACTTTCTAACATTTGAAGACCCAACTCCAGTTAATAGAGAAACAAGATTAGCAGAGTTTAATGCTGGATGTGATAGATGGATTTCAAGAAATGAAATAAGGCAGATAATTGGAATGGAACCAGTTCAAGGTGGAGATGATTTATACACTCAGATTGCTAATGTTCCTATCGCAGGAACCGCAAGAGAAAGAGAATCAAAGGCATACAAAAACCTAAGAGGTAAGAGAGTTGCTAAGTTAAAGTTATCAATGAAGCAAACTATTGAAAAACAAAAAGAACAATTCAAAAAAAGCGTTAAGGATATTTCTGAGATGTCATTATTCAAAGACAAGAAAAAAAGATTAGAGTATTATAACTACTACAACAAAGCAATAGATAATCAGACAGAGAAGTTAGAAAAAGCGATGATTGCTAAAAAAAATGAACAGAAGGAAAAGATATTAAAAGCATTAAAGAAAAAGAAGCCAAAAACAAAAGCAGATATTAAAAAGATATTTAACTTGAAAGAGCAAGTTAAAGATTTCAAAGATTGGATACTACCCCATTACTACAGCATATTCAAACAAGCAGGAGATGACGCAATGAAGTTAATATCAATGGAGCCATTTTCAATAGAGAAAGCAAAAAAGCCGCAATCTAAAATAGCAAAATTATTAGAAGAAAGGGCATTGTTTTTTGCTCAATCAGTGAACGACACGACATTTTTAGCATTAGTTGATACACTCTCAGAAGGAATAACAGCAGGAGAATCAATAAAGGATTTATCAAAAAGAGTTAATGATATATACTTAGATTTTAATAAATATAGAGCAGAGAGAATAGCAAGAACAGAAACAAACACAGTTGTTAATGAAGCCAATCTTGAAGCATATAGACAAGCTAACGCAGAAGGTAAGGAGTGGATAGCAACATTAGATGACAGAGTAAGAGATGAACATTTACTTATGGATGGCGAAATTGTCCCTGTAGATGAACCTTTCAGTAATGGTCTTATGTCACCAAACGAACCTAACTGTAGGTGTGCGATAGCACCAATATTCAAAATAATAAGATAATGAAATGGATTTAGTAATATTATACAAAAAAAGTCCTTCTACTTGTGAAGATGAAATAAGATTTACAATTAGGAGTATGGAAAAATATGTTAAGTTTGATAATTTGATAGTTGTAGGCGATAGACCATCTTTCTTAAACGCCAAAGCAATTTATATAAACTTAACATTAGAAAATGACGGAATAAAAAGAGATTGCTTGTTCAAACATATTGATATGTTAGCTAAGGCAAAGGCGATTATAGCAGACGAGAGAATATCAAACGATTTCATATGGAGTAACGATGACTTTATAATGCTACAACCGCAAGAAAGAATACCTTACTACTATAATAAAACGATAAAAGAGTGGTATGACGCACAGAATAATTGGGAAATAACAGGAGGACAAAAAAGTAGCACTTGGAATAAATACATTAAAGAAGTTTACGATGCGTTCCCTGAGGGCAATTGGTATGAAGTTCATTATCCTATTGTATTTAATAAGAAAAAGTTAGATAATGTAATTAGAAAATATAAATTAGAGCATTTGGGAGTAATTAGAAGTTTTTATTGTAACAACTATAAAACAATTAAAGGAGAACAGATAGAGCGGGACTATAAGATTTACACAGTGGATGATTTTAAGAAGTATAAAAAAGCACCATTTATTTCAACGACGAATACGATGGGCAGATTTCAACCTTTAACACAATTTCTAAGGATGAGATTCCCAGAGAAAAGCTCCTATGAAAAATAAAAATATGGAAAAAATAAAAAAACAGATGTATATCAAAGTCTTCAATTGCGAGACTAAAGATATAGACAGAGAAAAAGGAATAATGAGAGCCATTATTTCTTCAGGAAAGCCAGATAGAGGTGGTGATATTATAGACCAGAAATCTTGGATACTTGATAACTTTATTAAGAACCCTGTTGTATTATGGGGACACGACCATTCAAAACCAGCAGTAGCAAAAGCACTAGACATCTTTGTTAATCAAGAAGGAATGCTTGAAGCAGTATTTCAGTTTGCCTTAGAACACTCAGCATTGGCAAGAGAGTTGTTTGGATTATACGCAGATGGATTTCTCAATTCATTTTCAGTAGGATTTACTAACGGAAGGTCAGAGGAAAAAGATGGCTACAGAGTTTTATACGATAATGAGCTATTAGAGTTTTCTTGCGTTAATGTTCCTATGGACGCATTGGCATTAGCAAAAAGTAATGGCTCTATAACCGATGAAATAGAAAAAGCAATTGAAAAAGAAGGTAGAATATTATCAACAAAGAGTAGAGATTTAATTCAGAAAGCAAAAGACTCTTTAGAGGCATTACTTGAAGCAGACAAAAAAAAGAAAAAGAAAGTTCATTTACAATATAATAGGATTGTTAATAGAGCGATAAGAGAGTTAATAAAAGCAAAAAAGGATGTCAAAAAAAGTTAACTTTTCTTTGATGATTCACCCTAAGCGAGAAAAATATCTTTCTTATCTGAAAAATAATATACCTGACCTAAAGGTTAACTGGGATGAAGGAAAAGGAGTATGGGATACAGCAAGAAGGGCTTGGCTATCATACGACCCTGATAAAGAGTTTCAATGTGTTATTCAAGACGATGTTATTCTATGTAATGATTTTGTAGATAAGGTAGAGAAATTGGTTGAAAAAGGCGATGAGTATGTATATAGTCTATTTATAAGAGACAAAGGTCAAAGCGAGTTAAGGGATAAATGGAAGCAAGGATTCAAAGATGGTTATATTATATGGTGGAAATTGAATTGGGCATTAGGAGTAGTAGTTCCTACAAAATTAGTTGAAGATATGGTTGCTTTCTGTGATAAAATGACAGACCCAAAATATATCAACAGAGATGATGAAAGGATGAAAGAGTATTTTAAGAGCATCGGGAAAAAAATATATTATCCAATTCCTTGCCTTGTAGAACACAGAGATGAAGAGGATAGTTTAATAGGATTTGGAAGTAACAGAGGAAGAAAAGCGGTTAAGTTTTTAGGAGAATGAAAATACCAAAAATCATACACAAAATATGGGTAGGTGATAAGCCAGCACCGATGAAATGGATAAATACTTGGGTAGAAAAGCATCCTGATTGGGAGCATATCTTATGGGACAATGACAAAGTTTATAGTAGAAAATGGATAAATGAAAAACATATCGGACAATATACAGAGGAAGGATTATGGCACGGAGTGGCAGATATAATAAGATACGAGATATTATATGAGTATGGTGGGATAGTTTCAGGAGCAGATAGTATATGCCTACATCCGATTGACGAGTTATTTGATAATGACTACGAATTGTTTGTTCCTGTTGATGATTGGGGACAATTCATTGAAAACCCAACATCCATAGAAGAAATACGAGTATCTCCTTTATACGCAAGCACTAAAGGACATCCATTTGTTAAAAAGATGATAGATGGTATTACTAAAATGGAAAGAGTTGGGACGCCTTGGAAGTCAGTTGGAAATAGATATACAAAGAAAATGATATTAAAGTATAAGCCAAGAATAAAGTTATTGCCCGCATATCATTTAGTTCCTACCTATAAAGACGGGACAAGATATAAAGGTAATGGTAAAATATACGCAGAACATAAATGGGGTTCAACATTTAATAATTACGATAAAGGTGTATAATAAAAAATAGGTTCATTTAGAAATCATAAGAACTGATACCCTTGTAAAAAAATACAGGTCGGCAATACTCCAACAAGGTGGACAGTTCACAGGATAATGATAGGGTTCATTATTCTTGAAAAGTGTTAATTAAAAAAAAGAAATATAATTAAAAAAAAGAAATATGAGTAAGAAATTAGAAAAAGAAAACGAGGAAATAGAAACAGAAGAAACAGAAGAAACAGAAATAGAGGAAGTAGAAACTGATGGTGAAGAAACTGAGGGAGAGGAAACAGAGGAAGAGGTAAAAGAAAACCTAAAGAGTTTTATCCAATCAGAAACAAAATCAGCAAGTATAGAAGCCTTAGATGCTAAATTAGATGAAATGGCAAAAGAATTAGTATCTAAGTTCTGCGCTGGTGTAGAAGCACAAAGAAAAGCGGCTATAAAAGGAGTTAAAACTCAAAAGAATCTAAGTGACCAAGAAGTTGTTAGAAAATGGTTTACTGCCTTGAGAGAAAGAGATGCCTCTACTCTTAGAGCAATGGAAAAAGACTTCTTAAATACAGACACAGACAGAGATGGTGGATTCTTAGTTCCTACTCCATTAGTCGCAGAAGTAGCAAGATTTGTTGAAGAATACGGAATTGCGAGAAGAGATATGAGATACCTACCTTTCTCAGGTGCTGGTAACTCAAGAATGCTACCTGCCTTAGCAAGTGCTGTTCAAGTATTCTGGGCTGGTCAAGGTGAAAAGAAACCATCTTCAATCCCTCAATTCAAGTTAGTTGAGCAGACATTAAAGAAATTGGTAGCCATTTGTCCAATGTCAGAAGAGATGTTAGAAGACCCAGCAATTGATATTATTAGATTGTTAGGTGAGTTGTTTGGAGAAGCAGTTGCTTTAGAAGAAGACAGAGTATTCTTTACTGGTAAGGTAGACTCAGGAGACCAATACAATGGTGTTGTAGAAATTGATAACACCGTTGAAGTTCTTGTCGGTGGAGATGACCCAACAGCAGATAAGTTTGGTAACCTCTTGGCAGACGCTCTAAATAGAGCAAAGTTTGCAGTTCCTACACAAGTAAGGAACAAAGGAAAGTTCTATATGAATAGTGCTTACTTCAGCCTTTTACAAAGAGTAAAAGATGGTAATGGCAACTACTTAATACAGAACCCAACAGCAG